CATAGTAGTATGGGGGTTTCTAACCCCGTCACTAACTCTAGTATCATAAAATGGTTCCTAACCTCCCACCATATAGGGAGTACAGAAACATTTTACTGGTAGTAGAACCTAAGGTCCGGTTTATTCGGATCTTGATAGTGACCAAACCTTAAGATATCTAACATGTCTAATGAGACATTTAGTTTATCTATAAAGTGGTTTTCAAATGCAGGATTTGCTCCAAGATCTGAGGCGAACTCGACTAAACGATAGTTTGGTCAGTTATTCTCATCAATGGTATGTAATAATCTGATTGAATGTTTTCAAAGGCGGTCTAGAGTAGCTACTGTTTGAGCTGTGTCCCGTTTAAGGGCTACAATTCTATCAGGCTTCTCTAGTCTCATATCATTGATTGAATCTAATAAATCAAAGTTAGAAGAATTTCTCAATTCAACTAATCTATATTTAATAGATTTCAATCTATGAAAGAGAGAGTGAGTGACAGGATGGTATCTCATAAGAGTACCAACCTCACAATCACCCTTACCTTCACGAAAACAAGCAATAAGATCTACAAAAATCTTGTCTGCTGAGTTACCGGCCTGTTCGGCCTGGTAATTTAAACCATTAACCAAGAGCTCCTTCATAAAAAGAGGAATTAGCTTTTCATGTACTACAAAATGCTCAGGTACCTTCTTTTCGATTAGATACGAACGTATCTCCTCGTTAGAAAGGTTACCGAAGGCATATCTGTAGATATGAAAGAAATCAAAACATCGCTTACGTATGGCAGAAGAAGTAAAATATCTTCTACCAAGCTTAAGTCCTGAATAGATTTCCGAAATCAAGTCTAGACTCGAACCTTTATAGTTATGAACACAACGCATGTTGTAATCCAAAAGTTGTTGAAGAACAACAAGTGGTTTACCAACATTGCCTAGTATTCCCTTTAAAGGGAGAGGACTAATTTCGACTCCTTTTCTTATCCATCTCTTAGCAAATTCATAAGTATTCTTACTTACATGAGTTTTGTTTAACGAGATACCTACACCAAGCTTGGTCATAACAGAAATGTACTTATTAGCAACTTTATCGTTGTTAATAACAATATCATCTCCAAGGATTATATAATCCTTGAAAGAAGATAAGCCACATAAGTGGGCACATCATGCGACAACCAAGTGATGAGATAAAGTGAAAGCAGCCCAGGAGCTATATGCTCCCATGGGTTGACCAACACTATATTTCATTAATTTGTCCTCATAGGAGAATTCACGATTTACTAAGATCTTTGCTCAAGTTTCAGCAAAACTTCTATCTGAAAAGACAGAAGAAATTACTTTAACTTGCAGAGCAATTGGGAAACGATCAGTAGCAGCACTAAGATCCAATGACCAGAATGAGTTACCTTTAGGCTCTCACTTATAAAAAGGATTTTGAGTAAAGGTTCTATCTTGAGATAACTTCTTTAAATTATTAAGAAGTAAATCATGAATAGGCCTTAATAAAAACTGGGAGTTATAGTCTAACATGGCTATAACCCTTCGTTTTAACTCAGGATCTTTAATAATAGCGAGTTTACCTAGAGATCTCTGTTCTAACATTTTGTTAGTGTAGTTCATGGCACGGTTATCTTTTCAGATAATTTTACAATATTCACCAAAGATAGATAGGTAAGATTTCTCACCCATCAAATCTAGGAAATTTTGTAGCATGCCTTGAGCCGCATTAATCATAAAATGTAGAGCAAATGGTCCTGACATTGTTGCCTTACCAAAAGGTGAACCTTTAGAACTCAGATAATGATTTTCTAGATCATATACTGGTTTCTTCTGTTTCAACTTATTTGATTTTACAAAATCTTCGATGAATCACATTGGAATTGAGTAATCTTTTCCTTTGTAATAATCGGAGATTGTAGAAAAATCAAGTTTAATCTTTGATTCCTCTTCTTTAGTAGGCACGATTGCCCTGCTATAAGAGAGTAGTGAGAGAACCCCTTTTAATAATCGGGGATCCTTACTATCAACCAAAGGTTTAAGGTAAAGGAAACGTGTCGGAAAACCGTCTTTCAAGGAAACTAAATCGTTGTTAACCTTTAAGGGTTGACCACAAATATACCTAGTAATATGAAGTTTTGATGACTTCAAATACTTAATAGTATATTTAATCCCGCTTTTTGAGCGGAGATGATTTACAAAATCCAAATATTGACGGGTAATCTTAGGTTTAATACCAAATAATAGAGATAGTAACCGGATGGTTATTATTGATATATATTTGTTATTTTGCTTTGTGAAAATCGGTAAAGTGATTTACGACTTTTACGTCGTGGTTACTTTATGATGGGGGATTAACCCACCATTATCAACCAATTGATTATCAAAGAAATCAACAAAACTCCCCTTAGAGGCCACATTGTAGGCATAAGAGAAGTAGACCGATTAAGGTCTTATAACTAGAAAGTTCCAAACTTGCAAAGGTTTGGGTCTAGACAATGATTGGTATCCCTTGTAAAAGGGATAGCCCGAAAGGGCCTTTAAGCTTGTTCTTAAT